TTGTTAGGACACGTATCACATAACTCGTTATGTGTAGAGAACGTACTACAGAAGTGCGGCCCCCCTGTATCCTGCATCTTTCGCAATGTTCTACTCAAACTGTAGTCGTCATGTTTACTGGACATCAGCTCTGCGCCCTTGTCCCCATCTGTACACACGTTTGCAATAGATAAACCCGAACGCCACAAATCATGTGATACAGTTTTTTGGTTTTCTATTATGTGTTTTATCTGCGCGCAACCCGTACCCTTGGCGGTCTTCATTAATAGACGCTTAAAACTGCCACGCTGATTTTCGTTTATCGCATCTAAAAACGCACTCGTGCTGTTAGCTTTGTACCTCGTTGGAACTGGTATCAGGTCGCCGCCTAATAAATCAGAAAAAACATCAAAAGAAATAGTCCTAGGTTCTTCAACACCATAAAACGTTACAGGTATAGGTGGAGTACCTTTGTGATTATGTGTAGATGGTATTCGCAAAACTCGCGCTACGTCTGACGTAACAGATGGATCAGCTTCAAACCCGTCTTCTTTGCATAGTTGCTTGAGGCGTTCAGCTACAGGTAGCCAGTCGTCCTTACACACCAACTCAGATAAAATCCAGTAAACATGGACACCACGCCCCGAGTTAACAAGTGTAGGGTTAGGCAATTTATGTCGCTTGCAGAAAGCTCGTAGTTCTACAATAGCAGTCTCTTGGTCGGGGAACTCTTTACCTGCACCACAATCTAGGTCTAGGAAAAAAGATTTCATACCACGCACATTATCTGCTTTGCGAGACCCTGCTGTCTCTAACGTAGCCAATGCAAAATACACATCGTATCCATCTGCATCATACCCATGCGCCGCATCTAAAACATCGTCTACACTGCTATAGAAACTTTGTTTAGGCGCACCGCCTTTAGCCGCAAAGACACAGTAATGGCCTTCGTCTGCTAATAATAATTCTAAAAAGTTTTTTGTTTTCATTGTCACCACTCGTCATAATAAAGTTAACCACGGCTAAACAAATAGCCGTGGCAGGGATAGTTTAGTCGTCCCAATTATCTATGATCGAACCTAAATCTCCATCATCAGAAGGTGGCACAGTCGCCGCTTTTTTAGCGGTTCTTTTTACTGGCTCTTCTTCAAACCCATCATCTGTAGGAGCTTCGTCTAATACGTTATTGCTCTTCACAGCTTTTGGTGTTGATGCAAAAGGATTAGCGTCTTCCATAACAAAGCCACCATCTACAGCACCAAACGGATTACGTACTTCCATAGGAACATACTTAATAACCTGTACAGCTTTTAGTCGTAGCGACACACTTTGTTTACCACCAAAGTCATAAGGTATTAACTGCACAGCTACACTTACTGTACTACCTGTTGTTAACTGAAAATCTTCTGGCAATGGTGTGCCTTGTGAATCCACTTGTAATGGTTTGTTAGTGACTTCACCTTTGTAAGCACCTTTTAGGTTTGCTTTGTGGGTGTATGTACCGTTGTCATCTTTAACAAACGGGTTAACTAACTTGTCTGCCCATTTAGGCTCTTTGTTAGCATCATACGCACCTTTCATCTGCATAAATAACGCTTTGGCTGTTGCGCTACTCATACGAAACGCAATAGAAAATTCTGCGTTTTGGTCTCTTGGACTGCAAGGTACACTACGTTTTACGCTTTGATCAAACGCATACGTCTTGTCGATCTTAGGCCATAGTGCTTCTACGTTTTCTACAATGTAAGTCTCTGCCATGTTGTTCTCCTTCTGGCTTGTTATACGTCGTCGTCAGCGTTGAAATCAAAATCAAGCTGAGTTTCGGTTGATTCCTCGTGTACATCTTGTATTGCTTTTGTTAGCTCTTCTGTCACTGAGGTTTTGTTAAACCGGTAAGTGTTACCGATCTTTATATACGTGGATTTGGGGATATGCCCCTGCCTAACCCACGCTCGGATTGTGGAAATTGACACGGCAAAATGCTTTGACAACTCCTCTATCTGCACAAATGGTTCTTCATTCATCATTTTTTCCTAACTGAAATTACATGTTCTGTATCGACGTTAAGACCTTTCGGCATTACGTCAGGGTTTTCCTCCAAGAACTGTTTCACATTAGTCTGGTTCAAACGACGATCTAAAAATTCGGGCATGTCATGTTCTTTTATGAACGAGTACATGGATTCCCAATCTCCAGTCCAATACTTTGTTTTAGTAGACCTAAAAAACAAACCCTCGGAGGTTCTTACGCTTTCTACATTATGCGCATCGCAGTAATCTAGTAACGCTTTCTTCAAAGTGTCTAGTTGGCGTACCAACTTTCCATCTTTTTCTTTGTAATCTGCAGACAGTAAGGCTCTTTCCGATCTTATCTTTATGTAAGCCTTAGTAAGTTTGTCTGCAGGGACTTCGGTGTTATCACTCATTTTATGTTCTCCTGCTCTAACGAGAATTACACTTTAGTACCTAGTAATACGCTAGTCAAGTAGTTCTTTGTATAAATCTATCATCTTTGTGTGTACATCAATTCTATTATCAAGAAGTGCGTAAACACGCTTTTCCGCGGCAGAACCTTGCAACTGTACAACAGTGCAGGGATGCTTTTGTCCAGACCTATGAACCCGTGCGTTTGCTTGAGCATAAGTTTCTAACGAAGGCGTTGGCCCCCACCAGACTACTGTGTTCGCTGCTGTTAACGTAACACCGTGTGCCGCAGACTGCGGTTGTATAACTAAAACTCTTGGGTCGCTCGTTGTTTGAAACCGTTTAAATATATCTGTGCGTTTAGCTACAGGTACATCGCCACGGATAACGTCAGTAGTAATCCCGTCACTACGTAACTTATCTGTTAATATGTCAATGGTATGTTTGAACGGTACGAAAATAAGCACTTTTTGGCTACTTTCGTCTATTACTTCTCGTAACACCTTATACCTATGTTTTATATCAAACTCTAAGGTATCACCTTCATCGGTGTATACAGCTCCTGCTGATATTTGTAATAACTTGTTCATAACAACCGCGGCGTTAACTGCAGATACTTCATCTTCTTGTATCTTCATTGTGAGTTTTTTCTTTAACAGGTTGTAGTATTTCTGTTGTTGCCTTGTTAACTCTACCTTACGCTTTACATATGTCATGTCAGGGAGATCAAGACACTCTTCCTTTGTAAATCTTATGGCAGGTTGTAATACGTTAAACACAAGGTCAGTAGCTTCAGGTTTAACTATCCATCTAAACTGAGTAACCTTACGCATGACCATATCACGAAACGAACCAAAGAACCTTGGTACAGTCGTAGGGTCAATAAGTTTTGCCAATCCGTACGCATCTAACGGAGATTGTGCGGCGGGTGTACCAGTCATCATCCACAGCCATGTATCTTCATTAACGAGTTTGTTTAATATTTTCCAACGTTTAGACTGAGCGTTCTTGTAGTGCGTTGCTTCATCTACAATAATCAAATCAAAACCGCCTTTAGCTATCTCTTCCGATACAATCTCTACTCCGTCGTAGTTTATTATAACAAAGTCTGCACCCTGTTCTATGATAGCTTTGCGTTTCTTTGATACACCATGCGCTATATCCACAGTGCGATGTGGTGCAAAAGTAAATAAGTCTTCGCGCCACGCTGAATCCATAATAGATAGAGGGCATATAACTAAAGCCCTTTTAATTTTACCTTGTTTCATCAGGTAGTCAGTAGCCCAGATAGCACTAGCTGTTTTACCTGTACCTTGCTCGTTAAAGCAAAAAGATTTTTTGTTCATTGTTAAGAATGCGGCTGTTTTCTTTTGGTGCGCAAACGGGTTGTACTTACCCGTCCACGTATACTGCCCTTGTATAGGAGAAGGCACATCAATATTAAGTGCGTGCAGTGCGTGCATCTCGTCAATACCCCAATTAACTAACACCTCGTTATCGCGCACAGCTTTACTTTTTGGGACTGTTTTAGTGACACGGTTTGGATTGCGTAGCTTTAATAGCAACGCCTTGTCTTCTATAATTCGCACTTAGTTCTCCTTTCGGGCAGTTGCCCGAACTATTTCTTTTTCTTTTTGTAGTTACGCGCACGGTTCTTACTTGAACTTTCTATACGTATACCATCTTTGTTAGACCCACCTTTGGACAAGGCTTTCTTGTGACTAACATCTTTACCTTCACGCTTATCAGCTTTGCCGTTACCGTTTCGGTCTACACCATTTTTATCTACCTTACGTCGGGCGCGTTGCCGTTCCATACGTGCCTCAAACGGTTTACTACCTACAGGGGCGTTGACTTGCTTCTTACGTTTTCTCATACGTTTGCTCCATTGTGAACACATTCTATTACAGGGCAGTGTCGTCTACATAAGCCGTTAGGCCGTGCGTTCCACACATCGTTTTCAGCCGCGGCCTTCATCTGATCATACTTACTCAACCATTTTACCCACAGCTTATGGCTATCATACTCCATATATGTGTCTTTTACCAAGTCATTACATACAACAAAAAATAACCCCGCACGTACAGTCTTAATTTGGGGATATTTGGCAAACAAACCTAACGCCATTAACTCTAGCTGTCCTTTGTCTGCATACTTAGAAGACTTGCCTGTCTTGTAATCTACTACCCATGCGAGATCACCGTCCAGTATAACCAAGTCAGCGATACCACGAAACCAAACATCTTTGGCATAGAAATCACAGGCTTCTAAGTCAGAGTTTATACCTAATTTTATTTCGCATAGTTTTTCACCTGTGCGATTTTTCAGTGATACCAGTGCCTCTTCCGCAAAGCTAAACTTCTTAGGTAGAGGGGTGTCCTTACCAATAAAATCTTCTGCAGCCTTGTGAAAAGCTGTTCCATACAGGGTAGCATCTGTTTCTTTAAACGGGAACTCTTTGAGTATCTTATCATGGTAGAATTGCTTGGGGCATTGCTCAAATGCTTTAATCTTACTGAAAGACCACGGTGCTACTTTTGTCACTCACATTCTCCATATGATTTGCCTGTGCCACTCTCACAGGTTATAGGTAAACCTTCTGCCCAATCAGGCGTTTGGCTCATACACTCTTCCATGTACGCTTGTGCTTCAACCAACTCTTCGTCAGGAACACAGGTAATAATCGAGTCATGTACAGTTAGCACAGCCTTGTACCTCTTTGCAAGGAGTATCATTTGATGGCCTATGATACAGCGAGCTATTGCTTGGCATACGTTCTCTACAACCTTACCCCCGTATATACGGTTCGGGCCTTTTCTTGTTCGGTACGTATACTCGTACCCACGATCACCACGTTCAGCCGCCAAGCCATGATAAAACATAGGCAGACCATTAGGTAAGATGATGGCGTTCTTGTGTGCATCTACTTGCAAGACACCTTCTTTACCAAACTGTACGCTATCTCCGCGTGCCATGTACTGTACCATGTTGTTAGCGTCACTCCATAACTGGCTTATAGCTCCATTAGTACCACGATATATTTCTATAATGCGCCTCGCTTCATCAAGCTCAATGTAAACACCAAACCCTTGTAACTGCGCTTGGAACTTTACAGCCCCCATGCCGTACCCTGCACCCAGAATTGTAGTCTTACCCACAAACCTTTGGTCTTTGGTCACGTTCTTTACTGAAACTGAGTATATGCTAGATGCCATATATTTATACACGTCTTCACCTGCCGCGAACTGTGCAATTAAATCTCTCTGCCCTGCCAACCATGCAAGCACGCGAGCTTCGATCTGAGAACTATCACAATCAATCAGCGTGTGTCCTTCGGGTGCTACTATACTACTCTTTAACTTCTTACCATTCGCACCACGGCTAGGTAGGTTTTGTAGGTTGATCTTATCTGAACCACCCCAACGTCCGGTGTGCGCGGCATAATATTTTACAGGTACAGGTAGTAACCCACGCTTGGATATATCTATAAACCTTTGGGTGCGAGTTTCTTCAAGGCTAGACTTGTTACCCAGACGTGCCTCTACCAAAGACTTTACCTTTGGGTCTTCGTGTTCGAGTAAGGCTTTAAACCCTTCATCTGATTTAGCAAACGCGTGAGTCTCTTTACCTGTGGTTGCGCTTATTTTCATGGGAGGTTCTACGCCAAGCCCTTTAAGTAGTTCAGCGAACTTGGGGTTGGACATCAGGTCTTTTTTATCATCAATACCTGCATCTACTAACAACTTATCCTTACGTGCTTTAACGTCACTAAGGTGTGATATTAGTAGGTCATCATCTAACTCTAACGTTGGTTGTGTAAACATACGTAGTGTCAGGTCAATTAAACGTAGTTCAGATTTGGGAAAGTTACGTGCCATTATACTAAACAGCTTATAGGTTAGCTCTACATCATTAATACAGTAGTCACCGTATGCACTTAGTTCTTCGGGTGTAAAATCTGCACGTTGCTTTCCGAGTGCGTCGAGTACCTCTGTGCCTTTCTTGCCGATCTTATACCTTTCAGCAAGCGATGCGAGATTTGAACGAGCTTCCACCCCGTGTAAAGCACGGGCAATACACAAAGTATCGGTATACATGCGAGGGCGAATATCATAACGCCAATCAAGAATAGCACCATCGAACATAGTGTTATGACAAAGTAACATAGACGTATCCCAAGGGAACGTGTCGAGGTATCTCTTGATCTGTTCATGCGTGCCACTAGCCCACTCCGTTTTTCCATTGTTAAGTCTTACGCTTACGCCCACGGTCTCAAAACGAGGGTCGCGGATGTAAGCTTCTGTTGTTATTTTACTCAAGGAATAATCCTTGTCGTAATAAGTTTCAAAATCAAGTGTGATTAAATCCATAGTTATAGTTTACCCGCAAGCTCACCACCACACGCCATATAACCTGCACCATCCACCCAGTTGTCAGGGTGTTTAGGGTTTGATCTAATACGCGCTACTTTTAATAACGCCATCATAGCACCCACGTCATGCGCCGCTATACGCCTATCTAAGTACGTTGACCAAAAATCTGCGATCATCTCAAAGTTATCTTCCATATCCCCGTGATCAGACGCACGATCTTTTGTAACGTAACCCTTGGCAGTGTCTAAGATGTCACCACGTTTAGGTGCCTTAGGTGCTTCCAGTATTTCTTTGGGCGTGCCTGTCCTACCCATTAGAGATGTGACGTACGTAACGTGCGCTCCACAAGCTTTAGCTATCTGCCTGTTTGTAGCTGTTGGGTTAGCTAACTTATACTTCCAGATTTTATCTGCTTTTAATGATTTCTTCATGTTGTTCTCCTATTCATCTTTAAAAATATCGTTACCTAGTTCTATCGGTAACTCTATGGTTGTTATTTTAAAATCACATGTCTTACATACTCTCCTACGTCTTACTGTTGGAAAGCCATAAGCAAAGTGTGGACGTGAATCTATTATATCTAACTTCTTAATACAGTGAGGGCAGTGACTAACGGATAGAGACATAAGGTCTTTTCTTATTTGCTTTGCCTCCCCTAGACCCACCTTCTTGACTTGCACCAAGGGGTCTAATGGGTCTTTGTCTCGCACGTAGTGCAGAGTTATCTGCCATATCTTTTTTTATTTGTTTCTCCCACTTTATTCGGTAGTTGTCTTCGGCTTCTTCACGCGTCATGTATGTGATCTCCTTTAATTTAATGCCCATACGCAGAGTATAGGACTAGCCGTACGTGGCCTAGTCGGTATGGTCA